ATGGCCCAACCGAATTCACATGAGTCCCAGCCGGAAGGGTTCGTCAATGTACTGAGCACGGCACCTTTGAAGACGCGGTCGGGAATGCGTCGAAGCTTCTCAAGGTCCTCGTCGCTCAGGCCCATGCTTGCTCCTCGCGCCGCCGCTGCTCCTCAAGCAGAATCCGAAAGTGCAAGGATCCCGGCTTCACCTGCTCTGCCTTCTTCTCCGCCGGCCGGTTCACGCCACGCTTCACGGCCATCTTCCAGGCCAGCCCCATTGGAATCACTCGGTCGCCGTGGTTGATTCTGGCCGCTGTCGGATCGTCGCCGGCTTTCTCCCCCGCGTGCTCTACATTGCCATCGGCACCATACTTGAAGTCCAGGCACTCGTCAAGCGTCTGCTCGCTCCGCACGGTGCAGGCGCGTGTCGCCAAGGCACTCCGCAATTCCTCCAGGAGCCGGCGGCGGTTCTCGGGCGAGGGATACCATCCCGGCTGCGGATCGGCCGGCGTGAAGTTCTTCGGCACCAGCATCTGTTCGTTCTCTTTGTAGAGGATGTTCCGGTAGCCGAGTTCGATTACCTTCTTACCAAAGATGGCACCCGGCCCCTGTTGCTCCCATGCGAACAGCGCGCCTTCGCCATCTTCGTTCCTCAGGAGCCAGCATAGTGCCACACACAGGACAGCAAACATCTTCGGGTCCAGATGTGCATTCACGTACTCGGCGATTTGCTCGCCCAATGCATTTAAGAACTGCGCGCACGAAGGCGTCGCCCCCGAGCCTGTCGAGATGTCGGCGCCTCCGTAGTAAGGAGCGGCTTTTATCTTCCCCGTGTGCAGCGGATTGATCCATAGTTTCAAATGCCCTCCCTCAACCTTGACCAGTTCCAGGGGCCGGCCACTGTCGGCATCATAGTGCAGCTCACCCTCCCACAAGGGCGGTGTGCAGTAGGTGTTCTTCAGGAGCCGGATGGTGAGCGGGTCGAAGAATTGGTGAGACGACCCTTGAATGTCAATGTCCAGGTTTTGGGCCACATCCCTTTTACTTCCACGTTCGACACACTCACGGTCATACCATGGAGAGCGTAAGCCTGGGAAAGGACCGCCCGAAGGCGAGCCGTCCATGACGAACTGATACCCCAGGGGTGGCGGGTTTTTCTTGTCGATGATTTCGACTTTGCCGGCCTCGACGTTGTACCTGTAGAGCCCCTGGTTCTTGTTCGGGTTCTGGCTCCAGTGGAGGACGAGTTTGTCCGTGATGCCATTGGTCGTCACCTTGTGAAAGGCCGTGCCCGGCCCCGTGTGTGTCGAGATGAAGATGCGACAATACGCCGTGTCGCGTGTGCCTTCTAACACCTCATGCCCATTCGGCACGCGGCTAAACTCATCGAACCCCATGACGGTAGCCCGGCCGCCGATGCCCATGTCCTCGGTCGTCGCCTGCCCCGTCGTCGTCGAGCTGGTGTCCAGATACTCAATGTACTTCTTCAGCCGGTTCGTCTTCGGCGCCAGCCAGTCCGGTTGAAACTTGTGGGCGAAGTCGATCTTCCAGAAGAGTGCGTCCGGCGTTTTGCCGTCCACCAGATCGCCCACGCGGCTTACCATGAGGCACTGGTTGTAATCGTGGAAGTGGCACAGCCAGTCCATGCAGTAGCAGAAGATCCAGGTGGCTCCCTCATCGCGGCTCTTTTCGATCACGAGCGACTTCTGCTCTGCGACGTGTTCGAGGATAACCTTGAAGGCATGATCTTGACTCGGCCAGGTAATGAACGGCACCACCTTGGAGCCGCGCCGCTTCGGCGAAAAGGTCCAGCAAAAAGCGTTGACGTAAAAGAGGATGTCCTGCCGGCAGGCCTCGCGGAGATCAGCCTGGGCCTGCTTGCTGGCGCCGGCAAGTCGGTAAAGGTTGCCGCGGAACTTGAGGTTCTTGTCCCGCTCCTTGGGGACCTGCTCATGCCACTTACTCGGAGACAGCATTGCCGCCCCGCCTTCGCAAGGTGATTTCCTGATTCCCTGGAGGCCCGTGATAAATCAAGGCACCGCAGTAACACTCGTTTGTGGCCGGATTATAGAAGTGGCCCCGCGACGGCGAACACTCAGTCGGCACCTCCTCGGTGACAGCATCCGGCTTTACATCAGCTTCCAACTCGTCTGGTGCCAGCGGATCATTGGCCGCTGCCAGCGCCGCACGTATTCCCTCACGCCAGTCCTCGCGGTCAGGCTCAGTGATGGCCTCCCACTTATCAAAGGTCTGGATCGGCACATCGTCCCGGCGACAGTATCGGCTCCATGCGGCCTCATAAGCCGCCTTCGCCATCTGGTCCAGCGTTGTCATGATTTGGCTCCGAACACAAAATGGGCTCCCACCAAGGTCGGCTCTTCAACTTCATATCGGAAGTTCGGCAATGCCTTGAGCACCACGTAATCACAATGTTGCTCTCTCCCGTCCGGCCAGCGGATCACAAATCCCGCCTGGAGTTGCTCCGCTGTCACGATTCGCTTGGCACTCACAGCCCCTCCTTCGCCTCTTCCAGCGGGTGACCAACAAACCGCCCGTCGGCTACCTCGACGTTGAATTCCCTTTCGCAATCGCAACAGCAAGCATTGCCACGCCCCCAGCTATTCCAGAACCGCTTTCCCCCGCAGTAAGGGCAGACGCCATCAGTCGAGTTTACCGCAGTTCGCTGTGCCATGTCATAACCCCTCTTTGGCTTCCTCAAGTAGCCTCTGGATCGCCAGATCACACCGCTCCCGTCCCGCGTCCCGCGCCGCCGGCTCGTCATCCGGCTTCTTTGCATCTCGGCGTTCCCGGTCCTTCGCCCGCGCCGCCAGCAACGCCTCCTCCAGCCCCGTCTTCTTCGCCATGAACGCCGACAGGTTCTCGTCTATCCACTCCCGGCATACGCCCTGAAGCACCGTCTCCCCTGGAGCCTCTGGCTGCTTCAGCACGTAGCGCATGGCGCGGAGCTGGTCGATGGCTTTGGTCATTGGCCGATTGCCTCTTTCACCGCTCTGGCGATCGCGCGGCCCATCGGCAGAGGAACGCCGTTCGCCACTGCCTTGAGTTTTCCGTCTGCCGTGAACGGCGCGTCGCTCAAGAAGTCTTCCGGCAGGCCCTGAAGTCGGCACGCATCGGGCAACTTGTATCGTCCTTTGCCGCCATTGCCTGCGCCTGGGGCTTCGCGTCCCGATCCGTTTTCATTGCCGGCTCCGCGCCCACCGTTACTGCCCGACACAGCGTTTCTGCGTTGCTTCTTCGCTGCGGTTTCTCCCATGCAGCCTTCGTTCTGGCTGGATGCTGCGAGCACGGCGTTGACTCGTTTCTTTTCGCTGGGGCGCACGCCGCCGTCCGTGGAAGTGACGGCAACCTCTCTTCGCTTGCTCCACGCCGTCACATTTTCAAGGCTGTCGTGCGTAGCGGTCACGGGACCGCTACGCCGCTTTGCTTCCTGGCTGTTATCAGGCGTCCACTGTGTGACGCTGCCAGTCGCCTCTGGCAGCAAGAAAACGGCCATATCAACCCAGCGAAGAAGACACGGGGCTTCACGGCCTCGCAAACCGAACGTAAAGCGCCGTACCCGTTTTTGCTCCAGGCCAAACCCGCCCTCGCCGGCCAAGCCAGAATTGTCGAGCAAGAAGGACCTGATTCCGTAACCGGCGATAACCGGCTCAGGGGCTTTGGGCACATTCTCCATAACGAACCAATCCGGTGCCGCAGCGAGAACGCACCGTTCAAACTCAGGAATCAGATTCCCAAACTTCGGCTCATGGCCATTGGCGCGGACAAGGTGGACCAGCGACGAAAAACTTTGGCACGGTGGCCCGCCGATCACTCCATCAAACTTCCCTGCCGGCGGATGAAACCGGCGAATGTCCCCGCCCCAAAGAACATCAGGCCCGCGCACGACGACAAAACCCTCTTCCTCGAAAGCCATGTCGAGCAAGCCGATTCCAGGGAACAAACTCAGCATCAGTTGACTCATGGCGTAAGTGTACCACACTTCTGTAGAATGGCCACATGGCCAAAACTTCCGTCTACCGGCTCCGTCTCACCGCCGAGCAACGCGCCGCCCTCGACATCCGAGCCCGAACCGCCGGCCTCATCCCCGCTGAGTTTATCCGCCAGCAATGTACCACCCTCGACTACGTACCACGTCCAGAACCGGCCCCTGAGCCCTGCCCCACCCTTCCCGACGACCTCTGCCCCCGCTGCCGGCGCCTCCACCGCTCCGGCTGCCCCAATTGCCCCAAAAACCAGCCCAGGGAGAAAACGTAAGCCCCTCTGTGTTCGCAAGTTAACCGCCCCCACCCTCGCGCGCAACCCCCCGGTGGTGTGGCAAGATTCCTGGCCCAGGCGTCCCGAGATCGCGCGCGGCCGCGGTTCAAACTGTGAGCGATTTGACTTCGGCGGCGCCGGGCTGCTAGACTTCGCCGGTCGATTGGCGACGGTCGCCGACGACGCAAGGCGTTGGGAAGAAGGGGGTTGGACATGACGACGGCAGAGCGGCGAGAGTGCTTGCAGCGTGCAGTGCGGTCCTTGCAGGGCTACATTGCCGGCGGGGCACGGTTCACGGGGTTGTTCCAGGTAGCGTGGGACAGGCTCAGGGAGTGTGACATCGATGTGTCGCTCAGACAGGAGCCGACTGAGGCCAACGCCAGGGCCTTGCTCTGGACGGCAGAGCGGTGCTTGGCTGAGCACACCTGCGGCGGGGAGCTGGATCTTGAGTGTGAGGCATGCATGGTGGATGCCGAGCGGGAGCCGTTCCCGGCGTGGGATGGGGTTGAGTGAAAGGAGCCGACTATGGCGTGGGTGATTGGTGCGTTCGTGGGGCTGGTGTTCGCCGTGGTGGTGGATGCCGTGGCGTAACAGGGGCCGAGTGCCTGCCTGGGCTGCGTTGGCCTGGGCAGGCGTGAGGCACACAGGGGGCTGAGCTATGACGGACGCCGAAGCAGAGTTGCGGGCAGCGGTGCTACGGTGCCACGCAAGGCATGATCGCCTGTGCCGATGGGGGCAGAGGCTGTTCCTGACCGTGTGCGTGGTGTCAGTAGTCGCGGCCGCCGTGTGTGTGTACCTGGGATCGAGGTGAGCAATGACGGTAGAGCAGATCATGCAGGACGGGACGTTCATAGGCCGCTTCGAGGAGTGGGAGCTGTGGCTGCTCGATGGCGTGGAGTGGCATGTCAACGTGAAGGAGTGGAGATGCGAGTAGCAACCGTGGGGCAAGAGGTAGCGTATCAACCGAGGCTGCAACGAAGTTCTCAGAGATCAGGGATTTTGCATTGGAGGGATTGGAATGACACAATCTTGGTGGCTCATCGAAATGCTGGGGCCGTGCTACTTAGCTGTGCGGCAACTCGGCGGCTACGAATTTTACTGGTCAAGGGAGCATTCCGAGGGCATTCGCTTTGCAGATCGCGGCCAAGCCGACATGGCGATGATGGCCATTCGACAATTGCGAGGCGACCTGTTTCCGGCCTGCCTGCCAGATTCGCCGCGGGCCGTAGAGCACATGTGGACTCCTGGCGAAGGTGTGAAGCGCATGGAGCCAACGTACAGGCCAGAAGAGTCGCTGACCGGATCCGCCCCTAAGCCGCGGCTAGTGTGCGTGCACAGCAAGGAAGGCATGTGCGAAGCCTGCGCAAAGAAGCTTGACGACCTCTTGCCGGGGCAAGGAGGCCCCTTTTGAAATTCTGTTTGACAACGGCCCCGAGTGTGATCTATACTTCGAGGCCGAATGAAACCTTGGTCGGTTTCCCAGCACGACATACAGGCAACTCCTCACCCACGGCGGCGTAATCCCTTTTGCCGACCAAGGCGCTCCGTGGTGTGAGGCGTTGCACATCGAGGCCGACGCATGACGCTAGTTTGCGTGCAATGTGGCCGCGACTTCCAGACGTACCTCAATTGGGAGCCGCCGTTGACGCTCTGCCCCTCGTGCGAGCGAGAGTTGCTTGAAGCCGAGCAGCGCGCGGCCGAGGCTTACGACGACCCGGACCCGATTATTGACGAGAGGACGTATCCATGACCGCAGGCGAAATCGAACGAGCCAAGCGAATCCTGGAGCCGCGCGGCGTCACCGATCCCATGGAAATCATGGCCCTGGCTCAAGCCGTGCGCAAGGTCGAGGATGACTGGCTCCTGGACCTGGCCGAGCGGCAGAAGATCGAGCCGGCCTGCAAGCACCGCGAGCGCGGCTTGTGCCTCGACTGCTACGACGACTACCTCGAAGACCCGGAAGCATGGGCCGAGTGGGGCAACCATGCCGAGGGCGAAGCCAACATGGCCGCTTTGCAAGCCGAGTTGGCTCATTTGCCGCCAGTCACCGAGGCCCCGAAGGAAATGGCAGGACCGAACGACCTCCCATTCTAAAAGGTGTGCGCATGCGACTTGACATTGACCGTTACTGCCGACTGGCCAGGCGACTTGAGGCCGCTGTGAAAGCCTACCTCGAACGCCGGCACAGGAAACTCAACCCGCCCAACCAGGAAGACGTGGAGTGGGTTATGGATGTCATTATTCGCTGGGAGCGCCGCATGGAGCGGGCGCACGTCGGAGTCTGAGACTTTCCTTTCGTTCCCCAGGGTGGCTCCCGCCTGGGCTAAGCACACGGGAGCAACTTTACCCGCGACGGTCCCTACTTCTGCGAAGGCCGTGGTTACATCACCACTGGCGGAAGATCATGCGGAAGGGAACGGCGACCGTCGCGGCAACCGCGCTGCAGGTTTGCGGCTCCGGCACTGAAGCCATGACCGGCCCTTCGACTGGGCCAGCGCGGGTTGCTGAGGGGCAAGGCTGGCTTCTTCTGCAGTAGGAAGCCGGCGTGGTTTTAGCGCTAAACCGGCCCCTTAGCTTTCTCTAACCCTGGGAGGCCACATGACAGACCTGGAGCGACTCAAGGAAGTGCAAAAAGATTGCGAGTTCGACGCCACCCGCATAGATGGCAAGCCGGCAACTGGCCGAGTTCTCGGTGAGATGTTCGGCGGCATCTTGGCGTCAGTGGATTGCTTGGCCAAGGTGCTGCAAAACACAATCCAACGCATCGAGAATCTCGAATTGGTCGTGGGCGGAAAGCTGCCGGCTCCGTTCGTGGACAGCAAGCCCGCCGGCTGCACCTCGAAAGGAAGTGGAGCGTGACAGACATCAAATCGTCGGCTCATTTAGCCGGCCCAGGCCAACAAACGATACACAACACAGCCGAAGAAATCCCCGACGCCCGCACAACCGACGCCCTGCCCCGCTTGCCGGCCGAGCCCCAGCCTCAGCTAACCGGCTGGCTACGGATCATCGACAAGATGGTGGACAAAGGCGTGGGAGCCGAGTTGCTCACCAAGGTCTTTGAACTGCAGCAGCAGGCCGAGGCCGAGATGGCACGCCGGGCATTCGTGGCCGACTTTGCCACCTTCAAAGCAGCAGCACCAGCCTCTATCCCGCGGACGGGGAAGGTTGGCTACGAAGCTCGGGGAGGCGGCTCCGTCGAGTACACGCACACCGAGCTGGACGTTGTTGTTGCAGCCCTGGTGCCTCACCTTTCTGCCAACAACCTGAGCCACTCATGGGACGTGGCCCAGGACGACAAAGGGGTTATCTCTGTGTCGTGCCGACTGGAACATTCCGCCGGCCATTCGCGTACGGTCACCCTGCGAGGCCAGCCGGATACAAGCGGCAGCAAGAACGCGATCCAGGCGGTCGGCTCAGCGGTTTACTACCTGCAGCGCTACACCTTGCTTGCAATTCTCGGCATCGCACAAAAACACGAGGACAACGACGGCCAGAGCGAGACCTCGACCATCAGCCCCGACCAGGTCCAGGATCTCAACGAGATGCTCAGCGCCAAGGACATCAGGGGCGGCAAAGATGGACTCTTGAAGTGGCTCTTTGCATTGAGCAAGGGGCAGGACCTCGACGACAGCAAGCACCGGCTTGACCTGTTGACTCAAGAGCAATTCCGCAAGGCCTGCGCACAGTACCAGTGGAAGCCGAAGAACGGGAAGGAGGCGGGGTCATGAAGTCCCTGCGAGAACTATTGCCCGACATATGCCTTGATTTCGCCAAGATGGTGATGGACTGTGCAAAAAACGAAACGCCAGCCGGCACCGCCTACCAAGCAGCGAACGGCCGGCGCATCTGCGTCTACGTTGTCCCCGCTGATTTCGAGAAAGATGTTGACGCCCTCATTGCCTCCAAAGCCGGCCAAACCATGGTTGTGTCGGTGGAGAAGATTGGAGGAGGCCCATGAAAATCATCGAATGCACTCAGTACAGTCCCGAGTGGTGGGAGGCCAGGTGCGGCATCCCAACCGCTTCCCAATTCGACCGCATCATTACCGCAGCCCAGGCCAAGCCCTCGGGGCAGATGGACGGCTACATTGCGGAGCTGATCGCCGACAAGGCTTCCCTGACGCCACCCTTCTTCACCGAACGCGGCGGCCACACTGCGGAGATGAGAAACGGCATCGACTGCGAGCCCGAGGCCAGGCGGTTCTACGAAGCCGACCGCGGCCTCGACGTTCGACTCGCTGGCTTCATCACGACCGATGACGCCAGGTTCGGCTGCAGCCCTGATGGCCTGGTGGTGGACGGCGCCGGCGAGATCGTGGGAGGCCTCGAGCTCAAGTGCCCCATGCTCAAAACACAAGCCGGCTACTTGCTCAAGGGCGGCCTCCCAGACGATTACAAGGCCCAGATCCAC